TTACTAGCCATGAAATTTAAGTGAGCTGTAATGTGAGCTCTATGATCTTGACCTGGAAACGCTTGGAAAGGTTTCATACCCATTGCATCTATATGCTCGATCGCTGGATCTTTTGGCATATTAGGTGGAGGGGGTGGTAATATTCTATCAATATCCTTTACACCAATTGCATTATACATATTTCTATAAGCCATATACATATTATGCATTTGTGGATTAGACATTGCTAATTGTAATTGTGTTTGAGCCATCGATATTCTTTGAGACATTGAGAATATGTTTGGATCAGCTACAGGTAGAATATCTACTCTGTCATCAAAATCAGTTTGTTTAACATTACGTGATGCACCAATAACATCGTATGGATATTCTGGTGGAAGATAAGTTTTAAAAATATTAGCTAGTAATTTAAATTCTTGTTTAAGTGATACATACAATCTTTTATGTATTGCTGACATTACTCTTGAACCACGTTCTAAAAGAGCTACGGTTGTACCAACAGCGGCCTGTTGATTCCCGTCCCCAACCTGCATGTCAGCAATGGACGCGAATCTTTGTCCTGCTTGAACTACAATTCCCATCAATTGCAATAACGTCTGCGATGGTTCTTTGTAAGGTAAGAATACGAAAGCATCTTTTAGATTACCACCAGGAGTGTCAACATCTTTAAATTCACCTGGTTGTATATTTTGGGCATCATCTTTTACTCTGACACCTCTCTGTTTAAATCCGGCTGGTAAGTTAGATAAAGTTCCAGCATCTAATAACTGACGGAGAGCCGCAGTTGCAGTACGACTCAATCCGCCAATCATGTGTATTAATCCTAATCCGTAAAATCCTAGTCCTGGCAGAAATTTGAAGTGGACAAAATATTGGATTTTCTTTTTCTTAGGATCGTTGGGCGCAAAGTTTCGTCTAATAGACAAAACTTTCCTACTACCTTCTTCGATTGTAACGATGTAAGGTAATTTTATTCCAGTTGGTTCCCCGTCAGGACCAACATCTTCGAAGCCTTCTAAATCTAGATTAACGTGGCATTCTAGAATAGTGTACATAGCTTCTACTCTTTGGGATTTTGTAATTCCTTCGACTTCTCTCTCTTTTTCTTCTAACTCGTTGGTAATTGTCCCAGTAGGCTTTGTCAATTCGATGTCAGAATAAAAACCTGCAACCATTTGTTTACGCAAATCATTTTCCGACATCTTGACAACATGGATGACTGATTCCGCATCGTCTAATGAGGTAGCCGTATACGGAACAACAAGGTCATCTGCAGGAACGAACTTTGATACTGCTCGTCCCAATAAATCATCATAATAAACTTTTTTAAATGTTGAACCTGCTAATGGTAAATAAAATAACATTTGATCAAACTCAGGTTCATATTCTTTCATTTGATCCATTAACTGATAGTTCATGAAATTTTTAACTCTTTGAGCTTGCATTTCTTTTTGTGGACTTGGTGCTCCCATAGTCATCGTTCTTACGGGTCCATCAGCTGGAAGTAATTCTTTGTAAGCTAAAGATTGAAACTGTGTAACTGCTTCTGCAAGAACTGGGTGTGTTGCACCTGAAGCTCCTTGAAAAGGTTCAGTTCTGTTTGTATATTTAAATCCTAAAAGATCTAAACCTACAATGTAAGCTCTTTCCCATTCTGCACGAGAAACTTTATATTCTCTAAAATCATTTTGTAATTGATTTCCAATCTTAGATGTTTCATCTTCTGGTAATAATTCGTTTAAGTTGGCAAAGTGATCTCCACCATCTGGCATTTGAACTGCCGTAGGATCAAAATCAATTGTTGCACCTGTTTCGTCTTCTGTGATCTCGATTGGACCTTTTTGAACTTCTTCCTGTAAGTTAACGACTTCTGCAACTTCATCTTCTGGTCGTTTAACGTTAGGGAGAGTTTTATCTATTTCTGCCATTTAAATTCTCCTGCTTCTTCTTATCCTTTTTTACTACTTTAATCAAGCCTTGTGGATTAGGCCCTTTTAAAGGAGGTATAGCGTTCCATTTAACGTGTTTCATATTTTTAACTAATGTTGGATTTTCTTTTACCATTTCTTTTTTAAACTCATTATTCCACCATTTGCCATTCTACTCCAACCTCTTGATTGATTTTCTAACATATAGGCATCTAGTTCTTCTGCGCTCATTTGTGCTCTTTTCGCCATTTCTTTTTTTCCAGCGTGATATAGTCCTTCTCCAGCTAGTGATAGCCAACCAATTGGTGATGCAATTCTAGCCGCTCTCATTAGCATTGTAGGAGACATTAATCCAGGTATTCTAATTCCTGCTCCTGTTTCAGCTAATTTTCTAAGGAATGGGTTTTTAACTTTTTCAGTTACACTTTGTGCACCTTTTACTAAAGTTGGCGCCAGTGCAGCTTCTGCTTCAAAAGTTATTCTATCTTCAGGTCTCTTTAAATCATATCCACCTTCAGGTCTAAGTGCATAAGTTAACCAGCCCGCACCCATTGGTCCTGTGCCTAAATTGAATGCTTTACCTAAAAATTTTCTACCTGGTTTAGTTGCAGCAGTTGCAGCTACTCCAGCTCCAGCAGTAGTGTAGGGATTTCGTGTAATAAAATTGCCTTCTCTCTCAACAGGTTGAACACCTATACTTGAATCAAGGCCAGCCGTTAATGGATAACCATATGCATTTAAAAAATCATCTTCTAAAGATACAAATTTAGGAATTACTTTCATCATTTTTTTTAATGTGTTTGGTGATGCATTTTTAAGTTTTTGAAACATTTTCTTTTCATCATACTCGTTAAAAAATTTTTTCATTCCCTCTAATGTGTTTTGCACATTTTTCTTTAAGATGTCTCTTTTACCGGTTTCCATAATCTGACCAACAGTTCTATAATTTTCTGGAACTATAACTGTATATC